ATAAGAATACTAACGAAGTAAATGCTGTGGATTTGTTGCTTCGTGAGTATAGTAATGTAACAGTTTATTCAGAACCAACTGAAGTAATGCTGGGTCAGTTACCAACACTTTTTATACCTTGGATTAATCAAGAAAATGAAGAGAATACTCTAAAGATGATTCAAAAGTCATCATCCAAATGTGCGATGGGACATCTTGAACTTCAAGGATTTAGAGTCAATAAACAACTTGTGATGGAACACGGGTTGGAAAGTAAAGTTTTTGATAAATTCAAACTTGTTTTCTCGGGACACTATCATACTCGTTCTGATAATGGGACAGTTTTTTATCTAGGAAATCCATATGAAATGTTCTGGAATGATGTAAATGATGAAAGGGGATTTCATATTTTTGATACAGAAACTTTAGAAAAAACTGCAATCAATAATCCTTATCGTTTGTTTTATAATATTTACTACGAAGATACAAACTACCAAACCTTTAATACAAAAGAATATGAGAACAAAATTGTGAGAGTGATTGTTCGTAAGAAAACTGATATCAAAAAGTTTGAAAAATTTATTGATAAATTATATTCTTCTAATATTGCAGAACTCAAAATTATTGAAAACTTTGCAGTTCCAGAACTTGAAGATTTTGAGGCATTTGAATCTGAAGATACTTTATCAATTTTGAATAGGTATATTGAAGAAGCAGAAATTAATCTTGATAAATCAATCGTTCAAAAAATGATTCAAGAAATTTATCAAGAAGCTTGTGAGTTAGTATAATGTTTATTCTAACGATCGAAGGTAGAGAAAAAGAAGGTGCATATTCAGTAACCGATGATGATGGGGAGCAAATCATTTATTTATTTGAAGAAGAAGATGATGCGGTAAGATATGCTATGATGTTAGAGGATGATGGATATCCTGAAATGCATGTGATTGAAATTGAAGACGAGGTTATGATAAAAACTTGTGAAATGCACGATTACAAATACACTGTAATTACTGCAAATGATATTGTAATTCCTCCTGAAACTGATTATGATCTTATTTAAAACAATACGGTGGAAGAATTTTCTTTCAACTGGTAATCAATACACCGAAATTGATTTCACTGAAAATTCTACGAATTTAATTATTGGTACAAATGGTGCCGGAAAAAGTACAGTACTTGATGCTCTTACTTTTTCCTTGTTTGGAAAACCTTTTCGTAAAATCAATAAACCTCAACTTGTTAATACAGTAAATGAAAAGGATTGTAAAGTTGAAGTTGAGTTTTCTGTTGGTGCAACTGAATGGAAAGTTGTAAGAGGAATTAAGCCTGCTATTTTTGAAATCTGGAGAAATGGTGCTGTCCTGGATCAATCTGCAGCAGCACTAGATCAACAAAAATGGTTGGAGCAAAATGTTCTTAAGATGAACTATAAGTCATTTACGCAGATTGTAATTCTAGGTTCAAGTACTTTTGTTCCTTTTATGCAACTTCCTGCTGCTCATCGTCGTGAGGTGATTGAGGATTTGCTTGATATTAAAATATTTTCCTCTATGAATGTTTTGATCAAAGAGAAGATTCGTTTGCTTCGGGAAGATATTAAAATTCTGGAACTTAAGAAAGAATCTCTTATTGATAAAGTTAAGATGCAGCAGAATTTTATCGAAGAGTTGGAAAATCGTGGAAAGGATAATATCAAGACGAACAAACAAAAAATTACTGATTTGGATGAAGAAATTGAACAATATGTAAATCAAAATAGTTCTTTAGAAAAACCTCTTCGTGTGTATATTAAAGAGCAAGATGAGATTACTGGTTATGCAGAGAAACTTCGTAAGTTGGTAAATCTTAAAGGTAAGATATCGCAAAAAGTTTCTACAATTAGTGAAGAACATAAGTTTTTTACTGAAAATACGGTATGCCCCACTTGTACACAAGAAATTGATGATGAGTTTAGAATAAATAAAATTAACGACGCTCAAAATAAGGCAAAAGAGTTGCAATCTGGTTATCAAGAACTGGAGGAGGCAATTAAAGAAGAGGAAAGGCGAGAGCGTCAATTCACATCATTATCAAAGGAAATTAAAAAACTCACAGATGAGATTTCTCAAAACAACATTAAAATTTCTGGGTGTAGGAGACAAATCAAAGACTTTGAATCTCAAATTCAAAGAATTACCGAACAACTTGAAAACCGAAATACTGAGCACGAAAAGTTAGAATCTTTTAAAGATAATTTAAAAATTACATATGATGATCTTGTTTCTAAAAAAGATTTAATTAACTATTATGATTTTACTTATAGTTTGCTTAAAGACAGTGGAGTAAAATCTAAGATTATCAAAAAGTATCTTCCGTTGATCAATCAACAAGTGAATCGTTATTTGCAGATGATGGACTTCTATATTAACTTCACACTTGATGATGAATTTAACGAAACTGTCCAGTCGCCTATTCACGAAGATTTTTCTTATGCTTCTTTCAGTGAAGGTGAAAAAATGAGAATCGACTTATCACTTCTTTTTACCTGGAGAGAAGTTGCAAGAATGAAAAATTCTGTGAATACAAATCTTCTTATTATGGATGAGGTTTTTGACAGTTCGCTTGATGGATTTGGAACAGAAGAGTTTCTTAAGATTATTCGTTATGTAATTAAAGATGCTAATATATTTGTCATCTCTCATAAAACAGGATTAGAGGACAAATTTGAAAGTGTCATAAAGTTTGAGAAAGTTAAAGGTTTTTCACGTATGGTGTCCTGATACACCAAAGAACAATGAACACTCCAAATTGGCAGCATCATTCCAAGAAGGAACAAAAACGAAAACTTAAACCGCAAGCACTAAGGCAAGCGAAAGCACGACTTGCCCAATTCAAAAAGCGTCACATGGGTCGTCCAAAGGGCGACCTTTCGTCGTATTATAGGTTTATACGAAAGAAGTCTAATGCCCGTCCGTCACGAAATCAAATCTCAACTTGCTAAACTTCTTGCCACTGAAGATTTGGTGGTGGAGCATAAAAAAGTTTCTACTGCTTGCTTTAATGTCCATACTCGTGTATTGACTCTTCCTTTGTGGGAAAAGGCAAGTAATACTGTTTATGATTTGCTTGTTGGGCACGAAGTTGGACACGCGCTTTTTACTCCAGATGAGGACTGGACTCAATCTGCAAAAATTCCTCCCCAATTTGTAAATGTAGTTGAGGATGCTCGCATTGAAAAATTGATGAAACGTAAGTATATGGGACTTGCAAAAACCTTCTTCAACGGATATAAAGAATTGAACGATCAAGATTTCTTTCAGTTGAATGATGAAAATCTGTCTAAATTCAATCTTGCCGATCGTGCAAATTTGTGGTTTAAAGTTGGTAACTATATTGATGTTCCCATCCAGAGGGGTAAAGAGACTGAAATTATAAACCTAATTGCTGATACTGAAACTTTTGCTGATGTTTTGGTTGCTGCAGAAGAACTTTATAAGTATTGTAAGGAAGAAAAAGAACAACAGCAAAAAGTTCCTGACTTTGATTCTCATGAGCAACAAGGTGATTCTCAATCTTCTACTAATCAACCAGTAGAAACCGATGACTCCTCTCCAGAAGAAGAAGGTGAGAGTGATAAGTCACAACCAAATCCCGATGAATCTTATGGTGGCACTGCTCAAGGTAATGAGGTTCAAAATACTGTCAATGATGAAAAAGAACCTGAAGTTCTTACTGCAGATTCTTTAGAGAATAAACTTCGTGATTTGATCAATCACGATGGATATGAAAACGTTTATGTTGAGATTCCTCAAGTCAATCTTGAGACTGTGATTGGTAAAAATGCAGATGTCCATAAGGATATTGATTCTACTTTTAATCATCAGCAAAATAAACATAATGAGATGTGTGATGAACGTAACTTGGATCGTATAGATCTTTTTAAATATGCAGATGAAGATTATAAAAAGTTTAAACTATCTGCTCAAAAGGAAGTCAACTATCTGGTGAAGGAGTTTGAGTGCCGTAAGGCAGCAGATTCTTATGCTCGCGCTACTACTGCTCGCACAGGTGTTCTTGATACATCTCGTCTTCATTCTTACAAATATACAGAAGATTTGTTTAAAAAAGTTTCTGTGATTCCTGATGGGAAAAATCACGGGTTGGTTTTCATTTTGGATTGGAGTGGATCTATGTCTCACGTTCTTCAAGATACTTGTAAGCAACTCTTCAATCTTGTTTGGTTTTGTAAAAAAGTTGCAATTCCTTTTGAAGTTTATGCTTTTACAAATGAATGGAGACGTGGTGAGTATGATTATGAAAATAAAACCTACGCACCTGCAGATCGCACTCCACACTATGAAGAAAAAGAAGGTTTGATTCAAGTTGAAGAATCATTTGCTTTAATGAATCTTCTTACCAGCAAAGTTTCTGGTAAAGAACTGGAACACCAAATTCTTAATATTTGGCGTCTTGCCGTTTGTTTCGGTGATTCTTATCGTGCTCAATACACATATTCAAATCGTTTGGCTCTTTCTGGAACTCCTTTGAATGAAGCATTGATGAGTCTTCATCAAATTCTTCCTAAGTTTCAAAAAGAAAATAAACTTCAAAAAGTTCAATGCATTGTGCTGACTGATGGTGAGGCAAATTATCCTCCCTATCACGTAGAAATCAAACGTGGATCTGATTCTTACATTGGCACTCGTGGTATTAATCCAGATAAAACTTTTCTTCGAGATCGTAAACTTGGCATCACCTACAAGTTTGATTATGGGTATCATCAATTTACTGAGGCTCTTCTTCGTAACCTGAAAGATAAGTTTTCTTCAGTAAACTTTATTGGTATTCGTGTTCTTGAAGGACGAAATGCAAATCGTTTCATCGGTCTTTATCACAATCAAAGTGATAAGCAATATGAAGTGATTCAAAATGATTGGAAGAAATTGAAAAGTTTTACCATCACCAACTCTGGATATGATGCTTATTTTGGACTTTCTTCTTCTGCACTTTCTCAAGATGCAGAGTTTGATGTTGCTGATGATGCTACTAAATCACAAATCAAATCTGCTTTTGTTAAATCTCTAAAAACTAAAAAATTGAATAAAAAAGTTCTTGGGGAGTTTATTTCTCTTGTTGTCTAAATACCTAAAAAGTATCTGCTCATATGAAAACCTTTAAGGAATTTGTGGTAGAGTGCCATTCTATTCAAGAAACCTCTCTTACTCGTGTGATGAGAAAATCTCAAAAAGGTGGAATGGCAATTATGTCTGCTCAAAGAGGAGATAAATCTAAAGCAGAAAATAAAGCACGTTCAAGGCAACTTGAAAAAGATGTAAGAGGTGCTGGACTTCCTGGGCCTACTAAAGTTGCTGGTAGATATACCGAAAATCCAGGAACTCCTCAGGAGAAAAAAGTAGGAGAGAAATCTCACATTATCACTCCTGGAAAAAAAGGTAAAAGAAAGTTTAAAAAGGCAATTGAAAAACTTGGTAAAAAGTATAATCAGGATTCTGTTCTGATTCAACGTAAACCCAGTGGAAGTTCTACTCTCAAAGGGACTTCTAAAACATCTTGGCCTGGACAGGGAAAGAATGTTAAAATAGGTAGTATGAAACCAGGTAGAACTGGTGAGTTTGATACCAAAGTTAAAAACAAAACATTTACAGTCGAACCTTAAAATGAAATCCAAATTCCCACTCGAACACGTAGTTAAGTATGATACCAAAGAAGTTTGGGTAAAATGTGATAGTGTTATTACTGCAATGGGTATTTCTGCTATGGTAGAAAAATATTATCCTGGATATAAAGGACATATTGGCAGCACTGAGTATCTTGAGAAACTCGGGAACCAATTGGCAAACTGACCACGGGGGGTCTTGGTGACCCCTTTTTTGTTTTATAATGACTTCAGTTGAAACAAACAACCTGATTATGCCTCGCACTCAAATGACCGACGATCAAATCCTTAACGATCTTAAAAACACCTTTGGTACTGAGTTTATTGCTGCCGATGTTCGTGGGTATTGTGCTTCTAAAAATGTTTCGTATCAAACTGTAACGAAGCGTCTTGAACCATTTAAAGTTGGTCGTGGAAAGTGGAATCTTGAAGTCACTCAACAAAAAGTTGAAGAAATCGAACGTACTTTTCAAGCTCCTGCTGTGATTCCTGCTGTAGAACAAACACTCATTCCTGAAAAAGATGATACCTTTGTCAAGTTTGGTAACTTTAATGATATTAAAAAGATTATTCAGTCCCGTCTTTTTTATCCTACGTTCATTACGGGTCTTTCGGGTAATGGTAAAACGTTCAGTGTTGAGCAAGCGTGTGCTCAACTTAATCGTGAATTGATTCGTGTTAATATTACGATTGAGACTGACGAGGATGACCTGATTGGTGGTTTCCGCCTTGTGAATGGTGAAACTGCTTGGCATAACGGTCCAGTTATTGAATCCCTTGAGCGTGGTGCAATTTTGCTGTTGGATGAAATTGACCTTGCTTCTAACAAGATTCTGTGTCTGCAATCTGTTTTGGAAGGTAAAGGTGTCTTCCTAAAGAAGATCGGTCGTTTTGTAAAACCTGCTGCTGGTTTTAACGTTATTGCTACTGCAAACACCAAAGGTAAGGGTTCGGACGACGGTCGTTTTATTGGCACCAATGTGCTCAACGAAGCATTCCTTGAAAGGTTTCCCGTAACCTTTGAACAATCCTATCCTGCTCCTTCTGTTGAACAAAAAATTCTTGAAGGTATTGCTCTGGATCTTGGTGTGGAAGACCGTGACTTCTGCAAGCGGTTGGTTGATTGGGCAGATATCATCCGCAAAACCTTCTACGATGGTGGTATTGAGGAAATCATCAGCACCCGTCGTCTGGTCCATATCATCCGTGCATACAGCATCTTTCAAGATAAGGCAAAGGCAATCCAAGTGTGTGTGAACCGTTTTGATGAAGAAACCAAGCAAGCATTTCTTGAACTCTATGATAAAGTAGATGCTGACTTCCAAATGCCCACAGATTCCACAGAAGCAAAAGTTGCAGAAGCATTTGCATCTGACGAAGTATTCTGATAGAATATACTGAGGTAAACGTGCCTCCTCTTTTTGTTTTTTACTATGAAATCTATGTCCGAAAATTTTGAAAGCACTTATGAAAGTACAATTCCCAATCAAGACTTTTGGGAAAATGATGGTATTAGTTTGACTGGAAATCCTTATTATTCGTCAGACAGTATTGTTTTTACGGGTTCTCATCTTCTTGGCGGTCTTGGAGAAGATCATATTTCATTTAATACTTCTCCTGCCCTTAGTGTTAAGGTATCAGATAACAACTTTTGGAAATTTGGTGAAAATAAAACACTAAAGGCAGTCGAAGATTACATCAAGAGCACTTATAATTCTCACTATGCATCGGAGAATTCAAAAGTTCAAGTTCTTGATATTATTGATGCAATTGGTGATGGTGTTCCCTTTTGCCGAGATAATCTCATCAAATATTCTTCTCGTTTTGGTAAAAAAGACGGAATGTCTAAACTTGATGCATTAAAGATTATTCATTACGGAATTCTTCTTTATAACTTTGCTGGATTTAATAATGAAACTGCGAAATCAAACTATGAAACTTTCTGATAAGACTCTCTCTGTTCTAAAAAACTTCTCTTCAATTAATCAATCCATTCTTTTTAAACAGGGAAATAAACTTCGCACTATCAGTGTGATGAAGAATATTCTTGCAGAAGCAACAATTACAGAGGAGTTTTCTAAAGACTTTGGTATCTATGATTTGAACCAATTTCTTAACGGATTGAATCTGCATAAAACACCAGAACTTGATTTTGCTAATGATGGATATGTGGTCATCAAAGAAGGAAAGTCTCGTTCTAAGTATTTCTTTGCTGATCCTAACGTTATCATTACTCCTCCTGACAAAGCAATCAATCTTCCCAGTGAAGATGTTTGTTTTGAGTTGAGTACTGAGCAACTGGATAAACTTTTGAAAGCTGCTGCAGTTTATCAACTTCCAGATGTCTCTGCCGTTGGTGAAGCAGGTGTTGTGAAACTGGTTGTTCGTGACAAAAAGAACGACACATCAAACGACTTTTCGATTGTTGTTGGTGAAACGAATTCTGTGTTTGTCTTCAACTTCAAGGTAGAAAATATTAAGATTCTTCCTGGAACCTATGAAGTCGTTGTGTCGCAAAAACTTTTGTCACGATTCACTTCTAAGAACCACGATCTCTGCTATTATATTGCTCTGGAACCTGATTCAACATTTGAATGAATATTTTCGTCACAAATCAATTTCCTGCCGAAAGTGCTATCTGTCTTCCTGACAAACACATAGTTAAAATGCCACTTGAGTGTTGCCAGATGTTATCCATCGTAGCATCCAAGTGGTATCACAATTATGGCCCAGTTCACAAAGCAGATGGCAATCCGTATGCAACTGAAAAAGGTGCTTTTCGTAATCATCCTTGTACTCAGTGGGCAGCAAAAACAATCGACAATGCTTATTGGTTGATTAAGTGGGGAATGAATCTTTGTGATGAATATTCCGTCCGTTACGGTAAAACTCATTCGTGCTATAATACTCTTTTGGAGGCATACTATTTGTTTCCAAAAGGAAAATTAACAAATGTAACTCCATTTGCTCGTGCTATGCCCGATGAATGGAAATATGACAATACTATTGATACCTTTGAGGCATATAAAAGATACATTGCATCCAAATCTTGGGTAGCATCTAACTATCTTCGTATGCCAGAACGCAAACCTTCTTGGGTCTAAATTATGGCAAGTGATTTTCTTTTTGTGGAAAAATATCGTCCTCAAGTGATTGATGATTGTATTCTTCCCGATGAAACTAAAAAAACATTTAAGGAGTTCGTTGAGAAAGGAGAGATCCCAAATCTTCTTCTTGCTGGACCTCCTGGTATTGGTAAAACAACTATTGCAAAGGCACTATGTAATGAACTGGGGGCAGATTTTTATGTCATCAATGGATCCGACGAAGGACGTTTCTTGGATACTGTACGGAACCAGGCAAAAAACTTTGCTTCGACCGTTTCACTTACGGGATCTTCTAAACACAAAGTCATCATCATCGATGAGGCTGATAACACGGGGAACGACGTTCAACTCCTTCTACGGGCAAATATTGAGGCATTTTATAACAACTGCCGATTCATCTTCACTTGCAACTACAAAAACAAAATCATTGAACCCCTCCATTCTCGATGTGCAGTCATTGACTTTACTATCAAAGGAAAACAAAAGGCACAACTTGCAGGAGCATTCTTTAAGAGACTTCAAACAATCTTGGATCAAGAAAAGATTGAGTATGATCCAAAGGTTCTTGCGGAGTTGGTATCAAAACACTTCCCAGATTTCCGCAGAGTCCTCAACGAATGTCAAAGATATTCTACAGGAGGAAAAATTGACTCGGGAATTCTTGCATCTTTCTCAGACATCTCTGTAAATGAACTTCTTAAGAATCTTAAGGAAAAGAACTTCACTGAAGTACGTAAATGGGTTGTATCCAATCTTGATAATGACAGTGGTGTTATTCTTCGTAGGGTTTATGATGCACTTTACGACTCAGTTGTTCCAGGTTCTATTCCTGCTGCTGTTCTTATTATTGCTAAGTATCAATATCAGATTGCCTTTGTTGCGGATCAAGAAATTAATCTTTTGGCGGCA